ATTTAGAACTTGAAAGATGTACAGATGTAAAAATATTAAGTGCAAAAACGATAGATACAGACTTATTTATTTAGTTTTCAACAATTACTAACTATGGGTTTGTAGACTATAAGGAACACAAGTGTCGACCCAACATATAGTTAAAGGATTGTGAAATATATTAGGTGTGTACAGCCTCTATTTAGTGTCGTATAACTAAAAAGTCGTGGAAAGTGTACAGGCTTGGAGGATAAGCCGTCAAGTATCCGAGTGCTTTTTGCTAGCACGTTAACTAGTTCTTAGTTGCAACAAGAACTAGAGCAATATATACCTATCTACCAAGAGTAGAAAAGGTTTCTGGAAATGTACTGCCCAGAGGTAAATAGCCTTTGCATACTAGTTGGCAATAGTGCAATTCCTGTATATGCTTTCTTAGTTTAACTGGTAAAATAGTAGTCTTGTAAACTACAGTAGTAAGTTCAAGTCTTGCAGAAAGCACCAATAAATATATTATTACCCAAGTGCTAAACTACAATATCATGTAGCTTGGAATTATCCAATAAGTAGTCAGTTAGAAGGATACTTTTAGAAGGTTGCTTTTTATGTATAACAATATATGTAGAGAAGAGGTAAAACTCAATACTGGATAATGTGCAAATACTATTGCTTAATAAAACACTAGAGTTGTCGTAGCCACAATAGACGGACTAGTAGTCAATAAGCCTATATCTCATATTTAGCAAGTATGAAGCAATGTAGGTAGTGCTAAATAAGGCTATTTCTCGTGAAGTTCTTGAAAAGGAACTATAAGACATAACTAGGTTAAAGTAGCTCAATACGAGATAATTACAGAAAATTTGGAATGTATTAGGTAAATTTAATACAAAGAAAACAATATCTGAATGATGAGTGAAATTTAGAAGTAACCAATCTTCTATGTGCTGGAAAGGGGCAAGAAGTATAAAGGTCGCAACTTTATATTCAGACTTGTTCTCACAGTGGTTGAATAATTAAGATAGATAAATATTTGTAAGGGGAAACTCTAATAATATATTTGTTTATATATGCGGTGTAGTGAAGAAGAATCACGGTGGGCTCCTTTCCCACAAACCCCTGTGCAATTCAGGGCATCCGCAACCATATTAACAATTTTACAGAACAATTAATCTGTTTGAATAAAGAGGGAGTAATGTATTACACCCTCGTCATATCTAAGTTTAGTGTTTAATGGTAGCACGAGTGCTTTGGGAGCATTTAGAGTTGGTTCAAATCCAGCAACTTAGACCAGAGGCAGTTTATAGGTCTGTCAGGTACCGAAAAATCTTGGAGTGTCTTTGCGGGTGGACTATAAAGTATCCGCACATATATTGGAGAATGGTGTAATAGGTAACACAAGAGGCTTTGAACCTCTAATTATTAGTTCGAGTCTAGTTTCTCCAGCCAGTAACATGGTAACCTAATCCAAAAAGTTTGGAGCATTCCTGCTAAGAATTGCGTACCTAATAAGGTATATGGTGCAAGTCCATAGGTTATCGCCAATTATAAAATAGAGGAGATTTATATATGCCAAAATATGAAAGAAGACAAACCATAAAAGAATGGGAATTAGAAAAAGGAATAGAAATAAAAAATCCAAAAGGATTTTGGGGAAGTAAAAATGAAATTTATAGCAAGAAATATGGAGAAAAATTATTTAAGAAATGTGCTAGATTAAGTGAAATAAGATGTAAAACAGACAAAGGACTAGCATTTTTGGAGGGATAATCAAGGAATATAGGAACATACATAAAACTAATATTAGTAAAAAAGAATATGACACAACAAGACTTAGTAAATAGATTAAATGAACTACATTTAGGCGAAAATGGAGAAATAACAAGATTTAAAATGTCGGCAGTATTAAATCAAGGAACAGGTTTAAGCCCGTATTTCGCAAGAAAAATAGAAATAGCTCTTGATTTACCTAAGTATAGCATAGTAAGTAAAGTAGGCTTTCCAAAAGGAGAAAGAGAAAAGAAAAAGTTGGAGGGAATAGGGGAATGGTAATAAACTTTAACGAAGAAGAAGCAATAATAACATATGATGGATTACAAATAGTAATTCAAAAAGAAAAGGCGAGAGAATTAGCAAATGAAATACTAGACTATTTTGCAGATGAGGATTAGAGTGTGATGTAAAGGCAAGAATATGAAAATACAATAAAAGAAATAATACAGTTATTAAAATCAAGAAAGAAAATAGATGAATATTCATATTACACAATGTGCGAGAGTTTATATCAAGTATTATTACAATATTTTGATAGTGGTGTAGGTCAAAAAAATAGAATGGAAATAGAATTAAATGCTTGTAGATATGCAATTATATTCTTAGTACCAGCAACTGAAGATAGAATAATAAAGTGTGCTATTGAATATCAAAGCCAATATTATGATTTATATGAAAAATCAATGGCTTTTGCAGGAAGAAGGTCATTAGAACACTTTTTTGACTATATGGAAATGAACAATACTAAAAAAGTATTAGCAGGGAGACGAGGAGTATTAAAACCATTTCTATTTTATTTGAACAAGATTACATTTTCAGACGATTTAAAATATGTAATAGCAAGTTACCCACCTAGTACAGGAAAATCGGTTACATTAACATTCTGGACGGCTTGGCTATATGGAATTAGTAGAGATTATTCAGTAATAAGAATGTCCTATTCAGATGACTTAGTGGCAGGTTTTAGTAGAAATGTTAGAGAACTAATAACAGATAAAAGATACAGAGATGTATTTCCAGAATACAGACAATATGGAGAAAATCCATTTGCAACAAAAGAAGTATATAATTGGAAATTAAAAGATAGTAGTGTACCAGCTTCACATATTGCAGTATCAAGAGACGGACAAGTAACAGGTAAAAGAGCTAATAAAGCAATGATATTTGATGATATGACCAAAGGTGCAGAAGAAGCGACAGATAGTGTCGTACATCAGTCGTTATATAATAAATGGACTGGAAACTGGATAAACAGACGAGATGGAGATAGTACAAAATTTGTTTTTGCAGGTACAATGTGGTCTCCAGAAGACATATTAAATAGAATTATACAAGATAGAGAAGCAATATCCGAATTAGTGCCTAGTAAACAATTCAAATATGTTTGGGAAAGTAAAGATGGCTCGACAATAGTAATAAGAGTACCTTTATTAGACGAAAACGATGAGACTACTTGTGAAGCAGTAATGACAACAGAAGAAGCAAGACAATTAAGAGATGTAACAGATGATTTCCAATGGGCTTGTGTATATCAACAAGACCCAATACCAGCAGAAGGACTTGATTTTGCAGATGAACTATTAAACCATTATGACCAGTTGCCAGTAAATGAAGATGGAACACCAGCATACAGCAATTATTCTCTAGCAGTATTAGATACTACAAGAAGAGGAAAAGATAATGTTTCAATGCCAATATGTAAAACAGATGGCAGAAACTACTATATGATAGATGTTATTTTTAAGAAAAAGGCAATGACAGAATTATACGAAGAAATTATTGCAAAAATAGAAGAACATCATATTACTTGGCTAGTAATAGAAAATAACACAGATACATCATTAAAAGCATTATTAGACAAAATGCTAGAAGATAGAGGGATTTATTATTGTACTATTACGGAAAAATATAGCACAGTAAAAAAAGAACAGAGAATTAAAGATAATCAAGGAACATTAAGAAAATTAATATATTTTAAACCTAAAGGAAGATACAAACCAAATAGTGATTATGGCAGATTTATGAAAAACTTAACAACATATAGCTTTGATTATCCGAATAGAAACGATGATGCACCTGACTCAGCAACATTATTTGTAACAGAGATAATTTTATTAAGAGGTAGGCCAAACAAGCCAAAACCATTAGATAGGAGCAAATTAGGAATATGAAATTGTTTCAAAAATATAAAGAAAAGCAATATTATAAGAAAAGAGCAAAATTATGGGAACGATTCAAAAAAGAGAATAAATTTAAACAAATAGAATGTGGATTAGTAAAGAAAACTAAATATTATACTCCATGGCTATGGGAATATGATTGTGATAATTGTTCATATGATGAAGATTTTTTTAACAAGTATGGTTGTATGTATATTAAAGGATTTATAGATTACTAAAAGGAGATTAAAGTAATGAAAAATAACAAAGTAAAAATAGATTATAAAGAATATAAAATAGTAAAGAAACCAGAAGTAATTAAACTGCCAAATGAATGTTATGGAAAAATTGATTATGATAAAGAAACTATTGAAATATCACAAAAGTATAGTCAAAAACAACAAAATCAAACACTTTTACATGAGTTAATACATGGAATATTTGAAAAATTAGATATGAACAACTTAAGAGAAGATGAGATTGTAGTAAACCAATTAGCTGTTACTTTATATGAGGTCATTTTAGACAACCCTCATATATTTACTATGAAAGATATTTAAGAGGTGGGACAAGGAATAATATTTGTAGTCATTGTAAATATCAATTCAAATGTATGGAATTTAGATATGAAAATATAAAACTAAAATATATGAAAAAAATAACTGTTAAAAAGAATAAAGATAATAAACTGATAATTTATGTTCAAAAATGTGATAAATTTTCAAAGAATGTATGGAAAACTGTGAAATAAGTGTGAAAAAACTTGAAAAAGTATTGACAGGCTATAAATACCTAGTAAGGTAGATTATAGGAGAACTATTTTATAATAGAGGGTTAAGATACAAACAATGGAGGGACTAGTATCTAAAACTGATTCGTCTCCATTAAATTAAAAGAATGGGTTGCTTACAATCCGTTTGCAACCTGTTTGAGTTTATGGAGGAGATAGGAAAGGGAAGAAAATAAACAAGAACTAGATGTAATAGATAAAACTCTTGAACAAGCAAGAGAGAAAAATGAACAAAAAGCGAATACAGACAATGAACGAAACAGATTTTCAGGAAGAAAAATTATTTATTGCAATTTACAAAAAGATGAATTAACATCAGAAAATATTATTGCAAAAATGCCAGAGATATTAGCAATACATAATCATAATGTTGCCGAAATAGAGTATCTTGACAATTTTTATAAAGGAATACAACCAATATTAGAAAAAACAAAAACAGTAAGACCAGAGATAAACAATAAAATTTTAGTAAACCATGCTTATGAAATAGTAGAATTTAAGAAATCTTATGTTTTTGGAGACCCAGTACAATATGTACAAAAAGGGGAAAAAGGGACTAATACAACAAACCCAGCAATATCTTTACTTAATAAATTTATGGAAAGTGAAGATAAATCAAGCAAAGACAAAGAACTTGCAGAATGGTGGTATAAAATTGGTACAGGATATAGATGGGCAGACATAGACAATCCAGAGGATGAAGATGAAGCACCTTTTGAAATATCTACACCAGACCCTAAAAAAACAGGAGTAGTATATAGTACAGGAATTACAGAAGAACAATTATTTTCATTCTATATTCAGAATTTTACAGGAATGATAACAACACAAGATACACAACAAATAGGAGAATATCAAGAATATACAATATATTTAGAAGATAAAGTAATGGTACTTACTACACAATATGGTGGATTAAAGTTAAAGCCTTTAAATAAAAAAGTATTAGGGATTTTCAATAAAAAGTTACCTAATCCATATCCACTATTAATAAAAGGACATAGAATAATAGAATATCCTTTAAATAAAAACAGAATTGGGTTAATAGAACTAGTAATTTCCCAATTGAATGCAATAAATAGAATAACAAGCAATGAATTAGATGATATAGAACAATTTGTGCAAAGTTTATTAGTATATATAAATCAACAAATAGATATAGAAACTCACAAAAAGCTAATAAAACTAGGAGCTATGCAAGTATTTACACAAGAGCCACGGAAAACCAGCAGATGTAAAATTATTAAGTCAAAAATTATCACATAGTGAAACTAAAACATATAAAGATGGAATGTATAATGATGTTTTAACAATAGTTGGCATTCCAAGATTAAATGATAAACCTTCTGGAGGTGATACAGGACAAGCAAGATTGCTTGGAGAAGGTTGGACAATGGCAGATGAAAGAGCAAAACAAGATGAACTTTCATTCAAAAAGCCAGAAAGACAGTTTTTAAAATTAATTTTAAACATATGTAATGAAAAATTAAAAGGTAAATCAGATAATTTAAAAGGTTTAAAATTAAGTGATATAGATATTAAATTTACAAGAAACAAATCAGATAATATTTTAGTAAAAACACAGGCATTAATGAATTTAATGTCAGCACAATGCCCACCAGACATTGCATTTAGTGTTATTGGACTATTTAATGACCCAAATGAAGTGTTTGAAAAGGCAAAAAAATATTACGGAGATGACCTTTGGAAAAAAGCAGTATCAAATGTTATAAATGGTAACGATAAAAATGTTGGTACCATAGACAATGAAGATAAGAACAAGAAAAAGGAAAATCAAAGTATAAAAACTACCCAAGCTACTGGGGAAAAGTAGCCACACGATAAAGACCTACAAGTCTGAAAACTGGGTGTGAGAAAGGACAAAAGTTATGGATTATAACGAAGAATTAGGAAAAATTCTAGCAAATGCAGAATTAGACGAATCAGGCAAGGCAACTGCTATTGCCAAACTAACAGGAGAATGTTTTGTATCAAAAGCTAATCATAATAAAGCATTAAAAACAATGCAAACAGAATTAGATAATACTAAGACAGAACTAGGAACTACAAAAACAGAGTTAGATACATTAAAAACATCTCAAATGACAGAAGACGAAAAATTACAAAAAGCACTAGAAAAAGCACAAGAAGCAACTAGAAAAGCTAATATAAGAGAAAATAAAATGGAAGCAAAAGACATTTTATCAGATATTATTGAAGATAAAAAAGAACTTGCTGATATCATAGATAGTATAACAACAGACAATTTAGAAAGCACAAAAGAAGTTGCACAAAAATTGGCTGAAACAATGAAAAAACAAAAGGAAACAACAGAAGCAAAAATAAGACAAGAATTAATTGATAATACTCCAAAACCAAATGGAGGAGAACAAGATAAGCCTATGACAAAAGAGTCATTTGCAAAATTAAGTTACAATGAACAAGTAAAATATAAAACAGAAAACCCAGAAGGGTATAAACAATTATTTAATTAAAAGGAGGAATTTTAAGGGCAGGTACATATTTAGGTATTCCATTCGATGAGGAAATTTTTATTAACAGATGGGGAGCAGAACCAGACCCAGTATTAACAGCATTATTAGATAGTGGGGCAGTTGTAAATAGCCCAGAAATTGAACAATATTTACAAGGTGCAGGATTAGAATATACAATACCATTCTTAAAGGATATTGATAGTGAAGCACCACAAGTAAATGATGGACAAACAGATGTAACAACATCAGAAGTAAAAGGAGATACACAAAGTGGTGTAGCTTATAAGAGAATGAAAGCTTGGACTGCAAGAGACTTCGTAAGAGATGTTCAAAAAGCAGACCCAATGGGACATATTATAAGTAGAGTAGCAAAATATTGGAATAAATATAGACAAAAACAAATTATAGCAATGTTAAACGGTATCTTTGGTATTCAAAGTGATACTGAATTATCACAACACATTTATAACATTGCAACAAAAGAATCTACAGTTACAGATAAAAACTTAATTGGAGCAACAACTTTAAATGATGCAATAACAAAAGCATTAGGAGACCATAAAGATAGCTTTGCATTAGCAGTAATGCACTCTGATGTAGCAAAAACTCTTGAGAACTTGCAATTATTAGAATTTAGAAAATATACAGACCCAAGAGGAATTACAAGTCAATTATCTATTGCGGATTACAATGGAAAATTAGTTATAGTAGATGATGGTATGCCAGTAGCTGATAGCTCAAGTGCATCAGGGCAAAAAGAATATACAACTTATCTATTAGGAGTTGGAAGTATTTTAATGGGTAAAGGAAATCAAAGTTATCCAGTAGAAGCAATGAGAGAACCTACAAAAAATGGTGGTCAAGATACTTTAATTACAAGAGTAACAGAAGGATTACACCCAAACGGATTTAGCTTTGAACCAACAGAGAAAAAACTTGTATATAATGATACAGAATTATGGACAAGTGCAAGTTGGAAGAGAAAAATGCCACATAAAACTATTCCAATGGCAAAATTAGTAACTAATGGGTAAGGAGGAAACAAACGATGTTTACAATAATTAAAGAAAAAGTATATCTAGTTGAAAAAGATGAAATGTTTCCTGTAAATGTATCAATAGAAAAAGGTATCCAAAAGGTAGGTCAAGCTCAAGACCTACCAAAGGGCTATCAAGTTTATACATTAAGAGAAATACAAGTCAAATTCAACATAGATATAGAAAAACCATATTATTTTGACAAAGAAAAATATGAAAAAGAATTAGCAGAAGCCAAAGCAAAAAAAGAAGCAGAAGAAAGAGCTAGAATGGAAGAAGAAATCAGAGCTAAAATAGAAGAAGAAATCAGAGCTAAAATAGAAGAAGAAATCAGAGTTGAAATAGCTCAAGAAGAAACAGAAAAGAAAGCTCAAGGAAAAACACAGGGAGCTAAAACAGAAAATAAAAATCAATAAAGAGAGGAGAACTAGTCTATGATAACCGAAGAAGAACAACTAAAAGAAATGAGAACTGAAATTTTAGAAAGTAGTTCTGACAATAGCAAAGATGAAGTTTTTAAAATAAAACTTAAAAGAGCAAAACAAAGGTATCTTAGATTAGTCTATCCTTTTAATCAAACAATAAATGAACTACCAAATGAAAGAGCTCAGGACTGGCAAACAAAATGTGCCATTGAGTTATATAACTTAAGTGGAGATGAAAATTTAACATCATATTCAGAAAATGGATTAAGTGAAAGCTATGCAAGAGCAGGACTTTCACAAGATTTATTAAATGAATTGCCACCACCATTTGGAGGTGTGCCAGAATGAGAAATAAATGGAAAAAGAAAACATTATATATTGCAAGTTTTCTAAAAGACAATATGGACGATTTTGGTAATAAGGTAAGTACTTATGATGTACCACAATACATAGGAAAAGAAAATATACAACCTTTAAGTGGAACAAGTGAAGTAGAAGAATATGGAACTAAAGTAAGTAAAATGCAAAAAGTATTACTAGACTATGATAAATATCTAGGAAAGTTTAAAGAAAATGACCTGGCATATATAGAAGATATAACACCAGAAAATGAACAAATCAATGGAGATAATGCAAATTATAGAATTGATAGTGTAAGAAATCAAAATAAAAAAATAGCAATATATTTTGAAAAATTGCCTAGCAAATAGTTTGAGGTAGAGACTGTGCTTCTACGCACCCTAGTGGTCAAAAGAAATGTTGGAAAGGGTACACCAACCAAACTGTTTAATAAATATTATTTGAGGTGGACAATTTTCGTGCCTTCCACGCACCTTATAAATAAGGTTAACAAGAGATGTAGGAAAGTTTGGCACTCCTACCAAATAATAATTAAGAAGGCGGTAGTATGGCAAAATTTGAAAGAAGATTATCACTTTCAAGTTTAGATAAATGGATAAAAGAACTCGAAGTAAAAGAAAAAAATTATTCAAAAGTAGCTTTACGAATAGCTGACAGATTAGCAGACATAATGATGGATTGTGATTTGCAGTCAGGTACATACAAAGTACCAGCAAAATTAGAAGGAAATGTAGCAATAGCAGGAATAAAAAATGACAAGACAAGTGCTCAATTTCAAGAATTTGGAACAGGAGTAATAGGAGAAAAATTCCCTCATGTAAGTGAAGAATTAGAAAAAATGGGTTGGAAATATGATGTAAATAATCATGGAGAAAGTGGTTGGTGGTATCCAACAACTAAAGATGACCCAAACCCATATAAATGGACAGACTCTGATGGACAATTAAGAGCTTGGACTAAAGGACTACCAGCAGGAAGGTACTTCTATGATGCTTTAAAACGTGCAGAAGAAATGTTTACAGAAGTAGCAATAAAAGAGTTAGAAAGAGAGGAAAAAAGATGAGACCAGATATATACGATACAATATTTCAAAGTGCAAAAAAGTACATAGAAGAAAAATCAATATATAGTCCAAAAGTATCAAAAAATGCACCTACTGAAAGTAAGATATTTCCTCTAGTAGTAATTCCAGAATGTAAAGTTATTTTAGATAAAGAAACACTAAACACAAAAAGTGATAAAGAAAAAGAATATAAAATTATATTTGATGTAGAAATATATGCAACAGACAAAACTGTTGGAACAAAAAAGATAGCAAGGCAAACTATTATACATGAATTACAACAATTAATATACGAGGTATTTGAACAAGAAAATGGAATGTTAGGAAAAGAGCCACAACCAAGACCAAATGCAGATATAAATGTGGCAAGACAAGGGATAGAGTTTACAGGCAGATTAAAAAATAATGTTATTTATAGGAGGTAACGCGAAGGGATAAAGCTATATCAGACATTGGAACAATGTTATATGGAAAAAAAGGGGAAGGCCCTAAATTTACAGAATTAGTAGAAATTAAAGATGTACCAGACACAGGTTCAGAGCCAGAACAAATTGAAGTAACTACATTAAAAGATACTAAAAAAAGATATATAAAAGGAAGACAAGATAGTCCAGCACAAACATTTACATACAATTATGAAGATGAGAAATTTCATAAAAAAGTATTACCATATTGTGATGGAAAAACTAATGAATTTTTAGTAAAATTCCCAGACGGAAGTGGTTATACAATAAAAGGTAGTGCAGAAACATACATAAAAGGATATGGAGTAAATGCACCAATAGAAGCAGTATTAACAATTGCACCAGAAGAAATAGTATTTAAAACAGCAGAAGAAGTAACTGCACTATTAGCTAGTTAAATAAATTAATTAATTTAATGGAGGTAATTATCATGGCAAAAATGATGAAATTAGAAGTAAAAGAAAAAGAATATTTAATAGGATTTTCAAATAGAGCATCAGTTTTAAAAGCAGAAAGAGCTGGATTTATGAAAGTTCTTAATGAAATGGATGATGCACCAGTAGAAGGGGTTGCAAAATTATTGCAATTAGGAATGTTAGAAAAACAACCTAACATTACAGTAAAAGAATGCAATAAAATAATAGAAGATTATATAGAAGAAAATACAACAGAAGAAGAATGTGCAGATATTGGTCAAATATCAGCATTTATCATAAATCAATATACGGCTTTTTCAGGAGCCCCAAATGGAAAGAAGAAAGCGAAGATAATTCCAATAGTGGAAGTTTAGAGCCAAATGGGGAACAAAAAATTGAAACTTTAGAAGAATTATTTAAAAAATTTCAAATACCATTAGCGATTCAAGTTCGGTATGCCTTTGCAAGAATTTTGGTACGATGACCCAGACTTGCTATGGGTATACCGAAATTTATTTTTAGAGAAAACGAAACAGGAAATAGAGTATAAAAAAGAAATAATAAATTATCAAGCATGGTTGCAAGGATTGTATAACTATCATGCAATAGCAAGTGCATTTAGTGAAAACAGTACATATTTAGAAAAACCAATAGAATTAAATGCTAAACCAAAAACAAAACAAGAGCAAAATCTAGAGATAGCACAAAGAATAAAAGAAAGAGCTATAAAAGGGAAAATGATACTACAACAAAGGAGTGAAAATAAGGGCTGATTACAATGCAACTTTAGAAGACCAAATTAGAGTAGATGTAGCAGAAGCGAAAAGAGGAATTAATGAGCTAAAGTCAAGTCTAATTGGACTTAAAACATCGGTAGATAATATAGGAAAAGTTAATGGCTTAAATAAGTTTAATAAACAAGTTAAACAAGCTACAGGAATAGGGAAAAACTTTAAAAGTATACTTAGTTTTGGGACTGTTGTTGCAGGAGCTAGAAAAGCATGGTCATTATTAAAAGAAATGACCAATGAAAGCATCAATTTTGTTGAAACTACAAACCTTTTTAATGTATCTATGGGAAAAGATTTAAATGGATTAAATCAATATTACGAAAAAGCTGTTAAATTCCAAAATGATTTGCAAGAAAAATTAGGAGTAAATATAGCTGAAAGTATGAACTATCAAGCCCTATTTAACTCTATGTCAAAGTCTATGGGAATAAGTGCAAAATATGCTTATACATTATCAGAAAACTTTACTAAACTAGGCTATGATTTAGCTTCTTTATATAATATTAATCCAGAAAATGCAATGCAAAAACTAAGAGCAGGTTTAGCAGGACAAACAAAACCATTAAGAGATTTAGGATTAGATATAACACAACAGTCATTACAACCTATTGTAGACAGTTTAGGAATAGATAGAAGTATTAAAAATATGTCTCAAGCAGAAAAAATGATACTTAGGTATATTGCAGTATTAAATCAAGCTAAAATAGCTCAAGGGGACTTTGCTAATACTATGGATAGTCCTGCAAATCAATTAAGGATATTTAATGCTCAAGTAGTAGCATTTAAAAGAAATATGGGAAATTTATGGCAAGGATTTTTAGGTGGAATATTGCCATATGTTAATGCAATTATGATGGTAATAAATGAATTACTTAAAATGGTTGCTAAATTATTCGGATTTGAAGTATCAGAACAAAAAGTAAACATAAGTGCTAACATTGGAGCGGATGACCTAGCGAGTGACTTAGGAACAGCAGGTAAAAAAGCGAAAGAATTAAAAGCTCAATTAATGGGATTTGATGAAATAAATAATATTTCATTGCAAGATAATTCAGGAAGTGGCGGTTCAGCAGGAGGAACAGGCACAGGAATAGACCAAAGACTACTTGATGCAATGGAAGAATATGACAACTTAATGAATAAAGTAAAAAATAAAGCTACTGAGATTAGAGATAACATACTAGACTGGTTAGGTTTTACAAGAGATGTAAATGGCAACTTAAAATGGTCTTGGAGCGATATGAATGGAATAGCCAAAACTCTTACAGTTATAGCTGGAATAGTTGGAGGAATCTATATAATTGGAAAAATCACAAAATTAGTAATGTGGATAAAAAAACTGAAAGACATATTAATTAGTGGAAAAGGAGCAACAACTACATTCGGTTTAGGCATTCAGACAATAGGAAAATTTATCAATGGAGTTAAAGGGGGATTTTCTAATCTTACTTCATGGGTTTCTATGGTAGTAGGACAATATAAAATTTTTAGAAGCCAAGGAAATGGAGTAATTAGTTCTTTGAAACTAACAAATTCTTCACTTAAAGAAACAGGACAAGGTTTAAGTAGTTTTGTAAGTAAAGGAGCTGGTGTAGCAGCAGGATTAGCAGGAATAACAGCAGGAAGTGCTTTAACATATGCTACTATGAAAGATTTTACGACAGGAACAATAGATTCAAGTGAAGCTGTATTAAAGTTAACAGCAGGACTTAGTGGCGCTACATTAGCTGGGGCAGCAGCAGGAAGTCAATTTGGAACAGTTGGAATGGTAATAGGTGGCATAGCAGGATTAACAACGTCAGCAGTAACTGCTTTTATGGGATATAAGGATGGAATCGAGAGTTTAAACATTCCAACAACAACATTAACAGAAGAAATAAACTCTTTAACACAAGAAGTTGACTCAAATAGACAGGCTCATGAAAATGCTGTTAAATCCATAAAAGATACATATGAAAATCAAATAGTTGAAGCTCAATATGCTGAAAACTTGTCAAAACAATTAATGGGATTAGTTGATTCTAATGGAAAAGTAAAAGAAGGCAACGAAGAAAGAGTAAAATTTATACTAGGTGAAATGAACAATGCTTTAGGCACGGAATATAAATTAAATGGAAATTTGATTAGTAAAAATGGAGAAGTTGTAACTAGTTACAAAGATTTACAAAAGAGTATAAGAGAAACCATTGAAGCAAAGAAAAAAGAGGCAGAACAAACAGCTATAACTGAATTATATAAAGAAGATTTAAAAGAACAAATAAAATTAGAAAGAGATAAAGCAAGACTTCAAGAGGAATATGCAAAAGCCGAAATAGAATACAACAACTTAATGGCAAAAGGGCTAAGCGACTGGACATTAACCCATGATGAAAATTGTAAGCAAATAATAGAAAATTATACTAATATAGCCAATGAATTAAACGAAACAAGAGACGCATCATTAGAAATGGCTAATAATGTTGAAAAAGATTTAAAAAGATTGACAGATAGCCAAATTGAGAATACAGGTATATTAAGTCAAGAAATGATAAATCAACAGCAAGTATCTAGTGAAACATTGCAAAACATGGTAAGTAGTAATACTCAAGCTTGGGAAGAAAACTATAATAACATGGATAATGCAACAAAATCAACTATGTTAGCTCAAAGTACAACAATAGATAATTGGTCGCCAAAAATAGAACAAAAATGGAAAGAAATGGCGAGTAATTCAGCAGATAACTTTTTAAATGGAATATCACAAGTAGAACCAGATACACAAGCAAAAATTCTAGCAACAGTGACAACAACACAAAATATGACACCACAAATGACAACAGCATGGTCTAATTTAGCCAATAAATCATTTACGGATTTTGCAACAGCTTTAAGTCAAGTAGAGCCAACTACACAAAATGAAATATTAAAGTCAATAACGAAAACTAAAGGTTTAACAGGAACAACGGCACTAGTATGGGCGGAATTAGCTAGTACGTCTAAAGAAAGATATAATAGCGCATTATCAAGTTTAGATGAGGATACAGCTAAAAAAGTTCAATCAGCAGTAGACAAAATTAATGCTAAACAATGGGAAGCTAATAGAGCAGGAGAAGGACTTGCTGACGAAGTAGAAAGAGGAGTAAATACACTAGACACAACAGAAGCAGGTAAACAAGCAGTAAATGGAGTAGCAGAAGGTATTAATAAGAATAAAAATAATAGAACTTTATGGGATAGTTTAAAAGGATTAAAAGACACTGTAGTAAATGGAATAAAAGGACTCTTAGGTATTCACTCTCCATCAAGAATAATGAGAGACTTAGTAGGAAAATTTATTCCATTAGGAATAGCAGAAGGAATAGATTCAGAATCTAATAGTGTATATGATAGTATTCAAAAATTAAATGAAGGAATAAAAATAAATGCGAAAGATTTTAAGATAGATACTAATCAATTTATAGACTATGGACAAATAAGTGGAGCAGTATCAACGCAAAGCAAAATAAGTGTTGATAATAGTATGATAGAAAGAATGGGGCAAGCTTGTTACAATGCTTTTGTAAATGCAATGAAGACAGAAGGAATAAAAGCAGATGTTAAAATAGAACCAGACAAAGATGGAATATTCAAAGTAGTACAAATAGGAGCGAAAGAATATGCAATGCAAACAGGTGATAATCCATTTCCTGTAATGATATAAAGGGGGAAAAAAGAAGGTCAGAGAAATATATATCACAATTTATAGATAGAACATATGTAGCAGGTAACTTAATAGAAATTGAGGGATATTCTCCTGACTTTCTAAAAGGCTATGAAGTAGAATGGTATGATTTAAGCTTAGAAGCGGGAAGAAATGCAAAAGGAACAATGAGATTACAATACATAGCAGATAAGTACAAAATTATATTGAAAACTACACCAGTATTTCAACAACAATTAACTGAATTTTATTCTCACATACCAATGAGAGCATTAAATGTAAGATTCTTCAATCCATTTACAGGTCAATGGCATTCAGCACAATGCTACAGAGGAGATAGAAAAGTGGCAATGTTATTTGATGTTGATGGCAGAGGAAAACTTTATGATGAAGTAAGTCAAAGCTTGATAGAATTGTAGGTGATAAAAGGTATAAAGTAAGTGAAAAATTTAAGGAAATATGCAAATCTAATGCTTCAACATTAAAATATGCAACTATACATATAAATGAAGACAATATAGATATAACAGAAAGTAATGATTTACAAAGCTTTAAAATAGAAGACAACTGTTATGTTAATGGGAATTTTATAGGAACAACAGTAGCAAAAAAGATAAATGTAAAAATTTTAAATGATGGACAATATAATTTAGAGAATAAAGAAATTTCAGTAAAGACAGGAATTAACATAAATGGCACTATTGAATATGTACCTATGGGAAATTATTTAATAGAAAAGCCTACAACAAAAGAAGTAAAAGCTAATACAGAATTTACAGGTTATGATTATATGATTAAATTTAATACAACTTATAAAAATAGAATGAAATACCCTTGTAAAGCAAAAGTTTTATTGGAAGATTTATGTAACCAAGTAGGAGTAGAATGTGGAAACTTAGATTTTATAAATGCAGATTACATGATTTTAGGTAATCCTTTTACTAACAATGAAGATTGTAAGACAGTATTAAGTAATATTGCAAAGCTAGCTGGAGGATTCGCTCATATAGGAAAAGACAATAGACTATACATAAAAACATTAACAACAACAGGAGATTTATTAAGAGTAAAAGATGTTCATTTTATGACAGTAAAAGAATTAAATCAAATATTAGTAAATAGACTTGTTGGAATATCTAGACATTCAGATGAAGAATTAGATGGAAACAACTATTTTGAATTTTCTAAAAATAATAAATTTGGCAAAGTAAATTCATTAATACTAAGAGTGTCAGGAACAGAAGGAGAAAATACAGTATTACAAGACGACAAAAGTATAAAAGAAGATGGACTAACAGAATTAGTAATAGAAGATAATGCTTTTTTAACAAATCAAGAAGAAAGAGAAAAGGTAATTCCAGCAATATGGAATGCTATAAAAGGATTAGAATATTTACCATTTGAGTCTAAATATTATGGTTATCCATACTTAGAAATAGGAGATATGTTATGCATAAAAGATGGTAAAGACAAAGAATTTGTTACTTATGTATTTAATCATATTTTTGAATATACAGGAAGTTACAACGGAACATTAAAAACAGAAGCATTAACAAAAACACAAACAGCATATAAAAATACAAATGATATAAAATCTAAATTTAAAAGAACAGAAAGAGTAATTGACAAAATAAATGGAAAAATTCAAGATATTATAGAAGAACAAACAGACTTTAGTAATAAATTAACAGAACATTCACAAGATATAGATAGCATAACAGATGAAGTAAGAAAGATATATGAATTTGATAAAACCGTATCGGGTATAAATGAATTAATGTTAGAAGATGCATTACCAACAAATATATTAAGATTTGAGGCAAAAGCAAAGACTGTTAAAGGAATTTATCCAAGCAAGAAACTGTTTCCTAGTATAAAGTTATTTCCTAAAAAGGGCGGAACAACAATTACAGTAGTAGTAGGAAGAACAAGTAGGTTTGTATCGCCAAAACCAATACTTCCAAGTAAAAAATTATTTCCAAGTAAGAAGCTTTTTCCAAGAAGTAATGGATATTATAAGCAAGAGTATGAATTTCATATCTCGAAACCATTGAGAAATTTTAATGATGTAAATGATAAATTTGTAATTGAAATTGATGAAGAAAAAGGAACATGTATAGCTAAAGTTTTAAGATATATAAAATACGAAAATGGAATTACAACAATATATGACGAGCCAAAAGAAGAAATAATAAAAGAAACAAATATAATGCTATATAAAGGAACTAACTATATATACATTAAAGAATTTAAAGATTGGGAAATGAAAGCTACATACATCTTTAACAATGAATTAAACAAAGAATATGCACCTAGAGTAGAAACAAATTCTAAGATAAAACAAGTATCTGATGAAATAAATTTAGAAGTTAGTAAGAAAGTAAATCAAGATGAAGTAATAGCAAGTATAAATTTAAGTCCTGAACAAATCAAGATTTTAGCTAAAAATTTGCAATTAGAAGGCTTTACTAGTATTAACGGAAACTTTACAATAGATGAAAAAGGAAACATGACTTGTAACGATGCAAAAATAAACGGAGCAGTAATTGCAAATGGAGAAAAGTTTTCAATAGATGAAGAAGGAAATATGACTTGTAAGAGTGCTACGATGGAAAATATAAAATGTAGTGATTCTATAATGAATAATATAACTTGTGAAAACTTTACAATAAAAAATTCTACAATCCAAGAGGGATTTATAGAACTTAAATCAACAGGAGGGAATAGCAGTTTTTCAGTAACGGATACATCAACTGATAGATTAAATTCAGAATTAAGTGCTAGTTTATTAAACTTTAATAGTAATTTAGATAGAAATGTAGCACAAATTGGAGTAGATATGGCTAGTGGTAATGGCTTTGTATCTGTTGAAGGAAATGTTTATGCGAATAATATTGCCTCTGATGAGAGATTAAAAGAAAATATATTAGATGCTGATATAAATGCAGTAGAAACATTAAAGAAAATTGAAATTAAAAGCTTTGATTGGAAAGAGAGTAAAGAACATATAGATGTTGGAATTATTGCACAACAAGTAGAAAAAATAAACAATAATTTTGTATTAAAAAAACCAATAATAAATAAAAGAAATGAAGTAATAGACAATAAATATTATATAAACGAATTGCCCATTATAGCGACACTAATAAAAGCAATTCAAGAATTATCAAAACAAAGCAAAGAACAAGAATTAATAATAAAAGAATTACAAGGAGGGAATAAAAATGGCAGTAGAGTTGAAAAGAATAGGGTGGAAAGATGAACCTAGTGAAGATACTCCTATTGACAGTGGGAATCTAAAACAAATGGAAAATAACACGCAAGAAGCTATTACAGAAGTAGAAAAGAAACCAATATTAAAAGCAAGAATTAATAGACAGAAATTGCAAACTAGTGGTAGCTATGGAAAAGCAACAATATCTCTTAGTACAGTTGATATTAATAATGACAATGAAAAAGAATATCTAACATTAAGTAATAACACAATAACGATTTCTAATGAAGCAAAATTAGTAAAAGTTGATGTTTTTACTGGAGGAATAGGATTTTTTGGCAATGCTGGAGATAAGGCTGTAATGCTACAAAAAAATGGAAAGACAGTTGAAGCAAGTTATCAATCAAATGATACTGGCTATAATACAGTATGTATAAGTACATATTTATCAGTAAGCAATAGCGATAAGATAAGTATTGTGATAGAAAGTCAAAATTCAGGAGAAACTGAAATATTAGAAGGATATTTACAAGTAGCGATTATTAAATAAAAGGAGGTAAATAATGAGTGAAACAAAGAACTTAAAATTATTTAAACATGATGAACCTCTAGAGACAAACGAAAATAAATTTGACATAGACTTAGCATTAAATCAGAATTGGGACAAGATAGATAAATTTGCTGATACAGTTGATGATAAAGTAACAAATCTCCAAAAACAAAACACTAAATTAGAATCCCAAATAAAAAAAGACAGAGAAAATATGATAAATTTGGAGGTAGAAGGACAAAGCATACATATAGAAGATTCAAGTGATTTAGAAGGCAAACTAGAAGTATTGGGTAATGTGGAGCAAGAGACAACAGGAAAAAATCTTCTTAACAATACAGCCAAAACAACAACAGTAAATGGAGTAACATTTACAGTAAATGAAGATGGAACAGTAATTGCAAATGGAACAGCAACTAGTTTAGCACAAATATCTTTAGTAGCAAATGTAAAATTACCAGCAGGGACATATACAATAAAAGACGGAAAAGCTTATGTTGAAAGTACAGAATTTAATGACTGGTTTGATGGACTTAACAACCCATCTACATTGACTTTTAATACAGAGGTTTTATTAAAAAATGTATATATCCAAATAAAGCAAGGGGAAACAGTAAGCAATAAAACATTTTATCCACAAATAGAAAAAGGAACAAAAGCAACAGAATATGAGCAATATATAGAAAAAGCAATACCAGAACATAATTCTGAGATAAGAGCAGTAGGGGATAATATTAATTTATGGGACAAAGAAAATATGTTAGTAGAATTAGGAGGTTATTCTGGTTCTAACGGAAATAAGTATGATTCTACAACAAGAATAAGAAATACTAAAGATATAGAATTGAAAAAAGGTATCTACACGCTAAGTGCAGAAGATTCTAAACTTATTTCTGTATATATAGTAAATTTAAAAAAAGAAATAAGCAGTAATGGAGATAGTGCAACATTTACATTAGAAAAAGATGATACTATAAGATTTACAATAGAAAATACAGCATTATTAAATACTAAAATAAAGTTAGAAAGAGGTAATAAAAAAACAAGTTATTCTAAATTTGGACAAGGTAGTGTAGAAATAAAGAAACAAAATAAAAATATAATTTTAATAAAGCCAAATCAAAAAGTAGTTACTAGAGGATTAACAGTAGAAACAGATGATAATGCAAGGATAACAATAAATGGAATAGCAGAGAATACTACATATTTAAAATTGTATAAAGAAATTGCAGGAACATATTTATCAGAGGCAGAAAAATGGGAAAAAGAGAAAATTGCTAAAGGTAATTATAGATTAAGTATACAAAATTTAAAAGGAAATTATAACACAGGAAATCCTAATATTTTAATGAGAAACTCTCCTAATTCAAATACGGAAATAAGTTATCTGCTACAAGAATTAAATAAAGATAAATCTATAAAGTGTACGATTGATAAAAGCATGGAAGTAATGTGGTATATGTATATACAAAAAGATGTAATATTCAACAATTTCTCATTTGAATTGTTGTTAGAAAAAACAGAAATGAATGAATATTCTAATTATATATTAGGAGAAGAACAAACATATACACTACCAATCCAAAAACCAATGTTAGAAGAAGACCACTTTAACAGAACTGATAATAAAGAAGTGCATACTTGGAAAAAAATAGTGTTAGATGGAGTAAATAATAAGGTAACGCAAACAACGACGAATCAGAGTGGCAAGTATAGATATCAATATATAGATAAAGATTTGAAAGATTGTAGCTTAAGCGAAGAAAAAGCATATTGTACACATCTGCCTTTAATAGGAAAAAGTAAAACATATGATAAAATACTAGGCTTTACAGTTGCAAATAATTCTGTTTACATATATACGGATGGAGATACAGCATCTAATTTTAATGCTAAACTACAAAAAGAAAATTATATTTTCTATATTCCAGTAATAGAAAGTGCATATGAAAAAATAGATTTAACCCCAGAACAAACAAAAATACTAGACGAACTAGATAATTTCACAACCTACAAACCAGTAACAAATACAACGACAGATAGCATAGCAAAATTAAGGCTAAAATATATAGCAGATACAAAAACATATGTAGACAATAAAACAAGTAATTTAGAGCAACAAGTAAGTGTAATTAACCAATTGTTAAACACAACCAAGACAAGCTCTGTATTATTAGATAATTTACAAAAAGATATAGAAAGCGAGGTGTTATAAATGCAAATAGCAAAATTATTAGAGAATTTAATAACAAAGAAATTCTACAAAAATAAAGAAGAAATTCACGATAAATTAGCAGTATTCTATGCAGTTAACCAAATAAACGATGAAGAATATACAGCTTTAACTTTGAAAGTGGAAGAAGTATACACAATCCCTGCCTTAGAAGTGGAGGAAATAGTAGATGGAAAATAATAAGATAATAGAAAGATTAGTTGCAGTAGAAGAAAGAGCTAAGTCTAACACAAAAAGACTAAATGAAATTGAGACAAGGATAGAAAAAAATGAAGAAGTGTTAAGTAATATTGATAAGTCTCTTTCTGTTACTGTAGAACAAATTAAAAATATTGCAGAAGATTTAAAAACAACAAGTTTAAATTTTAAAGAAGCAATAATGCGAAGTAATACAGCAAACAGTAAAGAAACAGAAATATTAAAAGAAAAATATAACGAACTAGAAAAGAAATACGAAAAATTAGATGTAAAATTGCAACAAGAAACAGTAATAAAAGACGCCAACAATTGGAGAAATTCTAAAAGTAAGGTATTTTCTTGGATTCTAACTGGAATTTTAGCCCTTATTGCTGGTGCTTTAGGAGTATCAAATTTTTTTAATTAAGGAGTGAAGAAAATGGATATAACAGTTTTATTAAACTATGTAAATATAGTAGTTTTAGGAATTTGTTTATGTGTAGGATTTGTAATAAAAAATAGTTTAGATTTTATACCAAATAAATACATACCTTTAATAATGCTGATTTTAGGAACTATAACAAATATCTTAATAAATATAAACGGAATTAATGCAGAAATAATTTTAGGCGGAATGATTAGTGGTCTTGCTAGTACAGGACTATACGAAATGTTTAGAAATTTAATTAATAAGGAGGAATAAAGTAATGAAAATTTTATTAATTAGTGGACACGGAGCAGGAGACAACGGAGCTTGTGCGAATGGATATAGAGAAGCAGATTTAACAAGAGAAGTAGTAAACATACTAAAAGAAAAACTTAAAAGATATGCAGATATAGATGTATATAATCAAACTAGGGACGCTTTTAAAGATGTTAATAATGGAAATATACAAGTTAACTTCGCTAACTATAATTATGTGCTAGAAATCCATTTTAATAGCTTTAATGGTAGTGCTAAAGGAACAGAGATATATACAACAAGAATAGAAAATGCAAAAACAGTAGAAGAAAAAATAATGAATAAATTATCTAATTTCTTCACAGTTAGAGGAGTAAAAGAAAAGAACTTTAATGTTATTTATTCAGCTAAGAAAAAAGGTGTAAGCTCTGCTTTATTAGAAGTATGCTTTATAGATAATGTAGAAGATATACAAACATACCAAAACAACAAAGATGCAATTTGCCAAGCAATTTGTAATGGAGTGGCAGAAGGATTTGGGCTAAAAGAAGGGGAACATACAACTGTAGAAGCTGGAAATATACACAACAATACTAATAATATGGAGGGATTTGAAATGAAAACATGGAAAAATGGAACAACACCAGAAACAGTATATGGAGATGTTAAATGCACAGAAGAAATAGGAACAATTTATCCACAAGAATATGCAGAATGTTTTGGAATAATGCAAGGCAAATACATAGTAGCATATTATATTACGGATTCAGAAGGAAAAGTTTTAAACAGAAAAGTAGGATTTGTTGAATATAATGGTGGAATAAAATAAGAGAAAATAAAAAAGAAATGCTAGATTAAATTAATTTCTAATCTAGCATTTTCCTTATGATTTATATATTTTTTCTAATAAAGCTTCTTCTAAGGTTTTGGAAAAATTTATTTTTAAATCTTCAGCTTTAGTGTTAACCCATTTAGGAATATTTACAGTTTTTTTAATCAATTCTTTTCCCCATTTTTCAGCGAATGAATTTATATCTACTGATATATATGTTTTAAATCTAGAAATATAATCCCAATTTTCAATATCTAATTTTTTTTCTAATTCTTCAAAAGATACGTCTTCAATTTTACTTGCTGGTGGTATTCTTAAATTTTCTTCCATTGCATCTAATATTAGGCCAGCGATTAAATCTTCAGCCATTGACATAGATTCTTCTAATGTATTTCCACAAGTAGAAGCACTAGTATTTAAAGCTTTTTCTAAATCTGGAACAAAAATGGAATATCCACCTTCCTTTTCTTCATAAAATAATACTGGGTAAATAACTTTCATGACTATACCTCCTATATATTTACAAGCAGGGGCATTATTTCAACCCCGCTTGTTTTAAGATATTGTTAAGAGTTCCTTTCGGGATATCTCCTTTATGGTTTGGAACTGGTATACTTCCGTTTTATTTCATTGTGTTTATATATGTAGTGTGAACCATTTGTACGAGAATGATACCAACCATTGGAGATTAACAATTTCTCTAATTCTCGAAACGTCATGACTATTCCTCCTAACAATTATATTATACTACGTGCAATACGTATTGTCAATATTTTTTTCAAAGAATTTAAAAATATTTTAAAATCATGAAAAAAGGCTTAAAATTAGAGAATGTAAGTATATTAGAATAAAAATAAAAACGGCTTAAAATTGAATTTGAAAGGTCGATTTTTATTGATATTTCAAGGAAAATGACTATTGTAGTTTGAAAAATATGACGGAACATCGACATTTATTAGTGTTATTTTATAAGTTGTATTTTTTATTTTCGACAAATTTTTCGAGATATAATTAACATAAAATGTTATACTATTTAAAAGGAGATGATAGTATGCAAGAAATGTATAAAAAATCTCTACAAATGATAAAAATAATGAAAATAAGGAATGAAAAAGAATATAGGAAACTAAGGAG